GTTGAAAATACATTATTTTAAACATTCTAAGTTATAATATGACTCTTGAGCTTAAAAAGTTTGATATGAGACAGATTAGCTTTAAGGCAAATGATACTGCCGGACCTGTTATTGTTCTTATTGGACGGCGTGATACAGGGAAATCTTATTTAGTGAGAGATATTCTTTACTATCATCAAGATATACCGATAGGTACAGTGATATCGGGAACAGAAGCGGGTAATAATTTTTATGGTGCTCATGTACCAAAACTATTTATTCATGAGGAGTACAGCTCTGCTATTATTGAAAATATATTAAAACGACAACGTACCTGTCTTAAACAGGTCAATAAAGAGATACAGACCTATAAGCGTAGTAATATCGACCCGAGAGCATTCGTTATACTGGATGATTGTCTTTATGATGCAGGGTGGACCAAAGACAAATTAATGAGACTTCTCTTTATGAATGGAAGACATTGGAAAATTATGTTAGTCATTACAATGCAATATCCTCTAGGCATTCCACCGAACTTAAGAACAAATATTGATTTTGTATTTATTCTTCGAGAGCCATATATCTCCAATCGGAAGCGTATCTATGATAACTACGCAGGAATGTTTCCAACCTTCGAATCTTTCTGCCAAGTGATGGATCAATGCACGGAGAATTACGAATGTTTAGTAGTAAATAACAATGCCAAATCGAATAAATTAACAGATCAGATATTCTGGTATAAAGCGGACTCTCATGCCAATTTCAAACTGGGTTCAAAAGAGTTCTGGGAACTATCCAAGGATATTAACTCAGATGATGAGGAAGAAGCATACGATCCAGGTACCTCCAGAAAGAAGTCTGCTGGACCCAAGATAAACGTTCGGAAATCAAGATGGTAAACCTATATTATGAATTACGCTTCTAATAGCAGCCTTATTCTGAAGTATACGTTCTTCTAAGGAATCCATCTTACATGTTTCCATGAGAAGGTATGGTATTTGATGAACAAGACAATAATCCTGTAGCATACCATTATAGAATGGCTTCGCTATTCCTATATCTAATATAAAAGGTGGCCCTGAATATATTGTCTCATTAATAGCTATTTTCACTTTCTCATTTATCAATCGATGTTTGTTACTCCATAGAGTACGACCATTATAGAATTCATCTCCTAATCTGTCTTTGTAATAATGTTTCGATTCATGCAAGTCCAATACATAATCAGCTTGTTTAACATAAACAAGTATCTGCTTGGTAAGTCCTGTTAATTTTCCCGCTATAAAATGACGATTAAGATCTTTATTTACTCCTTTGGATGGTACGCTCCGTTTTCCGATTAGCCATCCACACCAGTTAGCATAAGGGATAATAATCAATCTTCCATTACTCACATGTATGTCTCCCCTATGTATCATATGCATTAAAGCCTTAGGTCCAGAAGGCTCATTCCCATGAACTCCAGCTATAATCAGGAATGTCTTTCCCGGTAACCCTGAATCAAATATGTAAGGCTTAATTTTATAACAGGACTGCATTATCGCTAATAGAATAATAATAATAATAATAATAAGTACACATAATGCATATATCACAGATATTCGCATTATAATATATTTAAATCACATTTTAATTCACATTTTAGTCTCCCTTCTTGTCAGCAGGTTTCTTATCCGATTCTATCACATCCATTTGAATACTCTGTAATTGACTCAATCCGTGATCCGTTTGCGTAGTGACTATATCATCACCATCGAACAATTCTTTCCTTACATCTGCAGAAGTAACCTCTTCACCAGCACTTTCCAAAATCGCTTCTTGCGTGTTTGTATTCCTTATCCCAACTAGTTCCCCTGTAGTTGTAATATTTTGTGAAAGTTTGTTACCGGTTTCCTCAGCTTTTTTCTTATTATCTTCAATGGCCTTTCTCTTCGCATCTTTAACCCGATTATCGAAATAATCTTTAGCTTTATCTTCATTTTTCCTCTTTTTAGCCATTAATTCATTCAGTTCTTCTTCTAAGTATTCGACTCTTCCTGTCTTATATGCCTCCGGATCCCATGGCATCCATATACCTACGGGTCCTACATACACATCAAAATCTTGATCAGTCTCGCGAAGCAGCCTTGCACGTAGTTCCGCTTCTTCCTGTGTTGGATAAGTACCTCTTATTTTAAGACCACGGGTACACGTTCGAAAGTCATGTTGCTGATTATATTGGTTCTCTAGGCGTTCCTCATTATTGTCGAGGAAATTTTTATAGTCATTCATAATACTTCCTTCATGGAGCATATTAACCTCTTCCTTGCAAAAGTCTGATAAATCCTCATTAATTTGAGAAACATCCAGATTATATTTATAGGAAATAAATGCTACAAAGTCTGAGAACTTTTCTACTGATTTAGACAAATCCCATCCTTTAATAAATTGTTCGAAGAAATACATTTCTTTAGCCTTTAATTCTGTTTCAGGGGAAACAAATGATACACATACAAACTTTTGTTGAGCAATAGGTTTATCTTCTTCCAAAAGATCTACATATTTAGGATTCTGGGAACCATCTGTAGCAAGTTTACGCTCGAAATTGGCCATGTCTATATTTAGCTATTATCAAACATATTTAAGCCGTTTTCATGTGGAGATATTTTTTTCTTTGTAATTAGTATAAAGATGTTTGATGTATCTGAGTTAATTAAGAGAGCTATTAAATACCTTGTTGAAGGTCTCATGGTTGCTATTGCTGCCTATGCTATACCCAAGGGTAAAGGACTGAGTTTAGATGAAGTTGCACTCATTGCTCTTACCGCCGCAGCCACATTCTCGATTCTGGATACCTACATCCCGAGCATGGGAATGACAGCACGTACCGGTGCAGGATTAGGCATTGGGGCAAATCTGGTTGGATTCCCTCGTTAAATAAACTCAACAGGATATGATATTTAAGCTACAAATATCATATAAACTAATTAAATCAACCAGACATCTGTTTGGACTCATGTGTAGATAGATGATAAAACCGAATAGGTACTACAGGTGTAATCAGTGTCGAAAATCCATTGACTAAATTAAGCACATATTTATCGCTCATATATAATACGATACTATCCAAATGTGCCTTATTTAGTTTTTTGCATTTATAGTGCAAGAACCGATATAATGCCAACATGTTCATAGGGTTAATATTCATGGATGTATCACTCCCAATAAAAACATGCAATATACGTTTATGCTCCCTTTGTTTAAGAGAAGATAGCAGTTTAAAATAGATTGACATAAACTCTACTAGAGACTCGTTACTTACATCATCTGTTATTCGAATGGTTATTCTTTCATTATCCATTGTCTCCACCTCAACACCCATATATATATGTTGTTACATATATTTAAATGGTAGGAATAAACTCCCAGTTCAGTTCTCCACATATTTTTCGCCATATGTCATCTTGTTCTATCCTTTTCTCTCTATCCTTTAGCATCGGAAAATAATCAAGAAACTGTGTTTGACCAAGAAGCTCACATAACTTGTACACAGTATAATAGTAATTTAAAAAATTAACCCTATCATCCGGACAATATTTTGCATAAGGTCTTTGAATCTCAATGAATAGACTACATAATCTGTCTTCTAAATCTGGAGTCATAACAGGGGGACGAATCCCAAGTTTATCTTTAATAAAAGGAATATGCTCATAGTATTTATTGTAGCCAAGTTTTTTTAGTATCTCTTTAGCTTTCTTATTACTGATCGCAGATATTTCTATGCGTTCCTTTTTAATCTGGGCACGAACATTTTCCATTACTTCAATAGGAATATTTGTACTTTCTTTTGCTTGAAATTGTGCTAATATTTCTCTAAAATGATTAATACGTTTATATGCATAAAAACATACCTCTTTAGGTGGCTCTTTATAAGATGGTTTCTCATTCTCCATTAGGAATTGGAATTGCTTCCCACACATTCTGTCGTTACAGACTACGACTCCCTCATAGTCAACCGGTACTAATTCCCCACGATTACAAGCACGACAAATAGATACTTCCGATACGAACTTTTCCATATTGATAAATTTCTCATCGATATTGACAAGATATTCATTTGTATGATTCGTCAGAGTATGTATGCTATCAGAATCGGTATTATCTATTTTGAAGAAATTATTTAACAATGTTACTTTCTCATTATTCCTTACGGATATATTTTTCTTATCCTCAAAATATTCGAAAATATGTCTACTATTATCAAGATAATATTTTCGCTTTTTCTTTTTCAACAATTTAATACTTCGAACTAATTTAGTAATTTCATCTTTAATGTCTAACCGCTCCTCCAAAGGAAGTTTTGTCTTAAGACGATCTCGCAATGTCTCTATCTGTGCCTCCTTTTCTGGTATTACAATTACGCTATCTCGATGAAACCGTTCCAAGTATTCATGATGTTTACTATCCAAGGTAGTTATTGTGCCGCTCGCATCTACTACTTTACTGTTTGTTTTTAATTTGAAGTTTGGCATAGTTATTTCTTATTTCTTTATATTATTATACATTTAAATCCAGTTTAGCACCAATAGTTTAAATTAAGAAAAATATTTCTTAATATAGAATATGGATAATATAGAAACGAAAAAAGCAATGTTTGTGTTCACTGCTGTAAATGATGGCTGGTCTGTTGTTAAAAGAAATGGTGCATATATATTTACCAAAAAACATGAAAATAAAAAAGAGATACTATCGGAAGAATACTTAAAGAAATTTCTGATTAAGAATATGAGTAGTTAACTTATATAGCATTATATATAATGACAACCCGGCGACGTGTGAAACAAACGAGGGCATTAACCCGTAAGAGCAGGGGATCGTCAGTTAGTAACTTGGTATGTAAAACACGCTCTGCTTCCAACAAGTACCAAATTGGTACATCGGGTTTCATGGTTTCACAGTCTCAGTGGCTTGGCTTTAAATGCTTGAATTGTATTGAGATAAACGGAACTTTTTATCGTCTTCCATCGCCGTCCACGGTGGAAAAGTGGCGTGCATTTCCCGCCCACATAGGTATAGTCATTAAGGCATCGAAATATATAACCCATATCAAACGATTAAAAGACGTGAAGGAAGCCTGGAAAACTCTTTGGGATGCTATAAAACCACTAGGAAACCGCCTCCACTGTGTGCTGTTTCAATTGCCTCCTTCATTCTCTTATAAGCCAGAAAACATGCAGCGAATCCGGGACATGAAGAGCTATATGCCGCCTGACCTGAAAGTTGCCTTTGAGTTCCGTAATATAAGCTGGTTTACTGAAGAGACTTACAAGGCCTTCAGGAAACTAAAATGGTGTGTTGCCGGTACCTACATTCAGAAGAAGTCTGGGACAAAATGGATGGGTACCATGCCTGGTGGGCTTAACCTGCCTCCGCGAACCACCGACTTCACCTATTTACGTATCCACGGAGCCAGAGGATACAAAGGCAGTCTCTCCGAATCGGTGCTCCGCGAAATTAAAGAAGCTGTTAAAAAACAAAAAGGCAGTAAGATATTCGTGATGTTCAATAACACCTTCTTCGACCCGCGCAGTAAATATTGCAAGATAGATAACACAAAGGTTAAATACGCAGCAGTATGTAATGCAGTACAATTTACTAATATTGTGTGAAACCTTACTTATTTCCTAAGAATGTTTTTTTCGCAAGTCGTGCAAAGGAGGAACCAGAGGAAGCATAGTTATTTCCCGTACTTAAAGGTTTCCTGTTCTGTACATTGCGGACAACTTGCCGTGATTCTCTACGGGTAATGAATCGAGGCTTTTGACCGTAAGTCAAGTCTGTACGACAATTTTTACTATTTTTTCGAGCAGTTAACACAAATTTTTGGATATGTTCAAACTTCTTCATGGATTATGAATATATTATTTATAAATAAATAAACTTCAATTATTACGGATTAATTATTTATTATAATCATTTGACCTACATGATACCTCTCTCATTTAGTGAATATATTATATTTTGTGCCTACATCAGATAATAATTAATATATTCTGTATATTATTATCTTTAGCAATATTATAACATGGGAGGAGGACTTATGCAGCTTGTTGCTTATGGCGCACAGGATGTTTACCTTACAGGTAACCCTCAGATTACCTTCTGGAAGGTGACCTACAGACGGTATACCAACTTTGCTATGGAGTCTATTGAGCAGACTTTCAATGGACAGGCGGACTTCGGTCGCCGGGTCACATGCACCATCTCGAGAAACGGCGACCTTGCCTACACCACTGTTCTGCAGGTGACTCTCCCTGAGATTAACCAGTCGATGTCTAACAGTACCCCACAGTCTTTCCAGACGGTCGCGGATGCTAGTTCGGCTAACAACGGTGTCTACGCTCGGTGGCTCGACTTCCCTGGTGAGCAGATTATCTCGCAGGTTGAGGTGGAGATTGGTGGACAGCGCATTGACCGCCAGTATGGTGACTGGATGCACATCTGGAACCAGCTGACCATGCCTATCAGCCAGAACGATGCTTACTTCAAAATGGTTGG